TGATTTGCCCTTGACCCATTCGGTAACGAGTGAGGAGCTAGCAATTGCCGATCCACAGCCGTAAGTTTTGAACTTGGCGTCCGTAATAATACCATCTTCAACCTTTATTTGTAGTCGCATGACATCGCCGCATGCTGGCGCACCCACGGTTCCTGTGCCCACAGTGGGATCAGAAACATCCATTTTGCCTACGTTACGTGGGTTATCATAATGATCTAGTACTTTTTCTGAATAGGCCATGCTAAATCTCCTTAAGGACAGTATAACATACAGCTTGAGTATTTACAACCGTTTTGGTTATTTCATTCGGCGACGCAGTGCGGCCTTGGCATTGGAATCCACTGTGGCTCGGGCTTGATCCACTGTCATACCTGCTGTGGTTTCTAGTTCGCCTTTGAATCGGACAACCCCTGAATTTGGATCTAAAGGCTCTAGTACGTTGCTAAGAGGCTCTTTGGCAATGAGATCGCCTAGATTTGTTTCTGTAACGTTGACTCCAAGACTTTTGGCTACGTCGATAAATGCTTGTTGACTGATTTGTCCTTGAGCATTTTCATCCTGAGCACGATCGGCCAACCAAGTTGTCAATGCCAACAACTTGGGTGTGTTGGGATCAGCAAACTCATGTAGACGCATTATCTTTTGCCGCGTCCTAGACTAACTTCTAGATCCGAAACTTCTTCTTCTTCCTCTTCAGGAGCAGGTAATTCCTCTGTACCCATTTCCGGAGCTGGAAGTTCTGCAGGTGCCATGTCAGCACCAGGAATTGCTGGAGCCTGTCCTGTAACAACACCCAATGCTGTTTCTAATTGAGCTTTGGAACCTTGCAAGTTTTGTGTCAAACCTGCAAGAGCAGCAGTGGCATCAGCGTTGAATTGCTGAGCTTGGTCAACGCCCACTTCGTTCTTGATTTGATCAACTAGAGCTGGTAAATCTTTGAACTGCATACTAGTAACTTGCTCAATCATTTTTTGTACTTGATCAACCATGTCTTGTGAAGCCAATACAACTTGAGCCTGCTGAACTTCGCTTTCTTTTAGTTTACGACGCAAACTATGATTTTCCATAGTTGGCATGGGTTTGTTTAGTTCTGCTTTTTCTTTGTTTAACTCAGCAATTTGCTGGTCGATTTCTTTTCGACGTTCTTGGCGTTGTTGTTGCTCTTTTCTCATTTCAGCAGCTTTCATTGCAGCTGCCTGTTGTGGATTTTGCCCAGCTGGTGCAGTAGTAGTTGCTGCAACTTCTTGCTCACTGAGTTTGGCAGACAAAGCCTGTTCCATCATGACCAATTTCAAGTAAGCAGGGTTTTGCTCACTGGTATGGAATGCAGGCTGACGACGATGTTCCTGAATCAAGCCACGTACACGTGTCAACATATCATGGGCTTGACGCTTTGAAATGGAGTCAAAGCTCACTGATTGACCAAAGTGACTCTCCATCACTTTAGCGACTTGTTTTGTTTGCGGTTGCGCGGCTAGATCTTGCAGTTTCATTTTCAAATCCTTTTTGTTGTAAATATTTAGCCAAATTAACGTATTTGGCCAATTGTTTTTCCAGCTCTTTTTTTCGAATTATTTTGGTTTCTAATTTTGTATCAATTGATTCTTTAAATTCGGGTTTTTTACTTCGACTAGCCACACCCATTCTAACAAATACATCATTGTTGATTGCAGTTAATCTATTGTCTGTGCGTAGTATGTCACGTGCCAGATTGTAATTGCGATATTTGTCAGCCACACACCAGCTCACAGCAGTTCTAGTCGACCCAAATTCGCCAATGCTGTTGGCCGCACAATATACAGTGTATCCAGGACGATTTGACACTATTCGATATCGACCAAATAATTCATAATCTCCGTGTTCATTGCACCAAATAAGGTTGGGAGTAACTGTGCGTAATTCGCTACGCACCCAGGCTTCTAATTCTTGATCTTTCATTTATTTAAAAACGTAGGAGGCCATTAACCAACCAATTGTGCCAACCAAGACACCAATTATGCCTACACCCCAGGCTATTAATCTATCGTTGTGTTTTTCCACGTGATCGGCCATCATTTCTCTGATGTCAGCTGTACATTGCTCAACCTTTTTGATATGGTCTGCCAATGTGTCTAACCGCATGTCCAGACTGCTGTAACGTTCTGCACACAGCTCTACGTGTGCTTCTAAACTCTTTTTTTCAATTTCTGTGGTTTCAGACATGGTTAATTTTCCTATGATATATTTATTCTATCAGTGCGAACCATATGTTTGTATCTACTGTTAAAACTGTACCAGTTTCTGCTGATTCATTTAACCCAGTCAACATGGGTACTCCATTGCAATCTTCTTTTAACACTGCCAACTTATCTGCGGCCACCGTGAAAAGATTTTCATTTTCTACTTCAAATTCAAATTGCCAACAATCATTGATTTTTTTAGGTTCTGTCAATGACGTAACTTGAGTACGCAAACTAATCAACTGTGTAACGGTTTCCCAATTTCTTTGTTGATTTCTTGAGCGGTTCCATTGTTCACTGTCTGCAATTTTTGTGCCAGCACGGTCTTGATATGGCATACGACTGGGTTTGACATGCCCAGTGGTGCCTGTTGCTGTGATATCGAAAAGAGTTTGACATTGAATTTTCATTTACAGGCATATTTAACGGCCAAAAAGAAACCCCAGTAATAACTGAGGTTCTTTTTACAAGTTAACGGTTAAATTAGGCTTGTGTGTTTGTGAATGTTGCTGATGCAGCTACGTTAGCAGTTGGAATACCAATGCTTGAGTTAGCTACTTGAGCAGCCGCTACCAATGTTGCTGTTGTGTAAGCACCAGTTGGATAGATAGCCAAGTTCAATGTTACGCCGTCTGCCGCAACTTCGTAGATAGCCACTGTGCCGCCAGCACCAGTTGTTGGGCCGCCGTTTTGAATAGCTTGCAATACGTTACCTACGTAACCATTTACACCACCTTGAGCTACCAATGAAGCGTTAGCAATCAATGAGAAAAAGTCCAATTTTGGACCTTGTGGTTGTACTGGACCTTGTGCAGCGATGTTGGCGCCTTGAGCGATTGAACCGTCACGAACGTCTAGTGCGAATACTGGTTGTGTTGAACCATTTGTTTTTGCGAATGTTGCCATTTTAAATCTCCTTAATATGTGGGCTTGTTGCCCTACACTTATTTATGTCAGTTTGGAGAAATCCAGAGTTACTCGCCCAAATTAGGGTTATTTAAAATACGATTGCCTGCCGAAAATCCAAAACGATTGACTAGTTTAGCACGGCCTGCATCACTGGCAATAACCCAGCCTTCTTGCCCGGGCTGTTGACGATCCAACTGATTCAACATGTCTGTTTTGATTTCATGCAACAACAAGAAGCTGGTAAAAGCCGCCGAAATACCATCCAAGTTTGATCTTGGACTTTGTAGATATTCCACGATGTTGTTGTACTTGCGTGGTGTCACTGATCGTTGCAACCAAGCACCAAAGTCCGGCAACAAGTTGTCATAGTTGGTCATAATTCTTGAATTGATATAGCGTTTGCACAACTGCGGCAAATCTGTAATTCCAGCAGCTCGCAAATCAGCAGGATTAAACAAACTATCTATAGCTGACCCATGCTGTGCCACAACACTGCGTAATTCACGCTCTAGTTTTCTACTAGGAGTGACATTTTTAATATCTTTTACAGTAGGCTCAATCAACAACAATCCTGGATGTGGATTGAATTTAATGTGTTTAATTGCTTCTGCTTCACTGCCTGGATCAGCATAGCGTGTGTGTACAGCAATACCCACTTCTGAATTGCCAATTGCTTGGCCTAGCTTGCTGGCAGCAGGAATACGATATTCAACAAAGTTAGGTTTGAATACATACGCACCTTGTACTTCCGGGGGAGTTTCTGTGTATAATAAATCTCCCTGTACATAGCCCTTGAAGTTCTGCGGAGTAGCGGCTTCTAGCATGGGCCACAACTTTGCATAAATGTTGATTAATTCACCACGCTCACCTGAACGCATATTCTGTATACGTGCCAGCATGTCTGGACTGGTAGCTAGTCCATCGTAACCCTTGGCCAAAAAGCCGGATTTATCTGTTAGCACAAATTCACCAGTGGGCTTACGGCCCCAAATGATTGCAGGTTTACCATCCCATTTAACTGTGGTAGTGTCTGCTGTGTTTTGGGCGGCTGCTTCAATAATAGCCAAGGCTTCCTTTATGCCACGTGTGCCTTTTTCGAACACTAGATCTTCCAAGTGTTCAATTCTCGCCGCGGCTTCTTTTAACAATTGATTTTCCACCAAAGGCACCATGCCTTGATTGACAATACGATCACGTAATTTGGCTAAAAAATTAACTTCAGTATAGCCAGTGGGCGGCGGTAATTCCATGCCTTCCATAAAAGGCACACCCTCACGAGCAAAATGCTCACGTGCATCTTTTAATTTTTCATCCTTTTTGGGATCTTTTTCAAGAGCACGCACAATGGTTTCCACTGAGTGTAAGTCATCTCGTGTGGCCTTTTTGTTTAATAATATTTGTGCAATGGCATCAGGGTCATTTGAAATAATTTCATTTGTTGCGCGATCCTGCAAGCCAGCGTTTTGATTTAATTTATAACCCATTGATTTAGCAATTGAATTCATTAGAACATTGCGATCTTGTCCTTTATAATTACTATCTCCAGGAGCTGATAAAATGAATTTAGAAAATGGCACATCCTTTAAAAACATAAAGTCTGTTTGTACATAGCCCTTGCTGGGTTGACCATTTATTGGCGTTTTAAAATGTACAGAGATTCCCGATTTACGAATATATTCTTCGGGCTTTAATTTGTTTAACTGTGCCCATTGTGTTAATTGGGCAACCATTTGTTCTTTGGTGAATTGATTGGCGTCTACAGCAAGATCCAGATCACCAGACGTGGGTTTGCGTCCTGTTGACCCTAGCGTATTGTCTTGAAGATCCATGCCTGTGAGTTGTTCTAGCCAAGCAATGGTAGACTTGACATCAGTCTGATTGATGCGTTGCGTTAGAGCACGCCCAGACGCATCTTTGAAAATGTTTCCACCTTCTGTTAAATTCATTATAAACCCAAGGTCTTTCTTAATTGATCAGCTGCGGCAGGATCAGCTTGAATGGCTTTTTGTAATTCAGCTATTTTGGCCTTGTCAATGCCCAACTGCTGTAGCACACTGTCTATGCCTCCTGCAGCTGGTGCAACACCAGCAGGTCGGACTTGATCATATAATTTGTTTAATTGAGCAATGTATTCAGGGCGAGTCTCTTCAACTGGTTGATTGTTGTTGTAGTTGAACCATTTGCCAGCACGGTCTTTGAACATGATTTTGCCTTGGAATCCACGCACACCGTCTAAGTTTTTCCATGCAGGATCTGGTGCTAGATATTCTATTTTAGCTTGAGGTTGAGACTGCGGATTTAATTGCGATTGAGCATTGGGCACTGCTTTGGCCAACTCTTGATCCAAAAATGCTTGAAAACTCTGATCAGCTACAGCACCAGACTGTTGATCAGCCCACTCGCCTTTGTCATTGATAATATATGTTCTGTTGCGGAACTGTAGCACAGCAGGGTCCGGATTGATCACTCGAACCTGCAATTGTCCGGCACTGGTATTAACGTCGGTGACGGATGTTGCTGCTTGTTGCACTAGCTTGGGAAACAAGTTTTCAATGGCAGCAGGATTGTCTGCTTGGTCAGTCAGTGCATCAACTAACTGTGTGATTTCTTGACGATTTACAGCATTGGCCACTGGCTGTCCAGCCAACATGTTCTTTTGCACAAATGCCAACAGAGCCTGTTTGTACAATTGAGCATATCTACCAGGATCAGGATTAGCAGCCTTTAATTGTTTTGTGTATTGAGTCCAGGCCTTGACAGCACGGTCTGAGACATTTTGAATGCCTTGCTGTGTGCTACGATCTTGACGTGCTTGTTGATATCCTTGTACAGCACCTTTTACTCCGGCAGCTGCTGATTTGATACCTTGTAGTATGCCTTGCTCGTCAAGACGTTGTTGTGTTAGCTCATGAATTTGCATCTGTTTTTCTCACTGTACGAGTAAATTTACCAGGGTCTTTGAGCTTGATCGCATTGAGTAATTTACGTGTGAGATTTTCAGCTTGCTCTGGTGTGTAGGTTTCTTCTATGGATTCCAACAGGCGTATAGCACTTGCAATCACGTTAGAGGCGCGATTTTCAATGACATGGCGTTGATCACGCTCAATATACATTGAATCTAATTCTTCTAATAAGCTGCGAGTTTTCTTTTGCATATGTGCTAGAACCTTTTTATTATTTATTTGATCTAGATGATTTAATTTATTAAATATCAGGACTATGAAAAACAACCAGCGTTTATTTACATTTGGATGTAGTTTTACCAAATATCATTACCCAACTTGGGCAGATATCATTGCACCCAATTTCAGTGAATATCAAAACTGGGGAGATCCTGGTGCTGGAAATAACTTTATTTTAAATTCATTGGTTGAATGTCATAGTCGAAATGTGTTAAACAAAGATGATACAGTAATTATACTTTGGTCAGGACTGGCTAGAACCGATTATTATCAAATAAACCACTGGGGGCATTGTCATAATCAGTATTTTGACTTAAAAAATAATAATACAACATACTCTTGTCCGAAGGGTTACGAATTATTATCATATGCATGGTTTGTTTCGGCTATTATGTTGTTAAATCAACTCAATGTAAACTGGAAAATGTTTCATTGGCAACAGTTTGATACTGACACTGATTCTTACAAATTGTACCAAAAATCTTTGTCCGACTTAACACATGCACCATTTAACAAAAATATCCACAAATATAAAAAAATAAAAGCAACTGATTTTGTTTCAGCGGAGAATTTATACCACCGAATGGCAGGTCCAAGTTGGCCAGATCTGACATCAATCATTGATCAAACTTTTATTAACTTGCCACTCTCTCAAAATATCAAAGACGAATGCTGTGAATTTTTACAAATGCTAGAAAAAGATCTTGCATTTTCTAACAAATACACAGAAGACATAGATTTGCACCCTAGTCCTTTACAACACTTGTCCTGGGTAAAAACCTTTTTACCCGAATATAATGTTTGTCAAAAAACTGTTGATTGGGTCACTGACATTGATCAGTGTTTATTAAATCAAAAAATGTATTCATTTTCACTCAATCAACCAACAAGATTTTAACTAAAAATTTGTTTTTATTGATCCAAGCAGTTGTTTTAGTTTGGCACTTTGTACATCTGCTACAGGTGCTGATGTTTCTTCATCACCAGCATCTTGAATACCCACTCTACTAGAAGCTTTGATTTGATCCATTACGTTGGGCTTTTTGATAAATCCACTTGACTGTTGCTGATCTTCGCCTAAGTCTGTGATACGCATGGTTTCAATGTTGTATTCTAAGTCTACCTTTTGTCCTACACCTGTTGAACTACGCGATTTCATACACTGAATTTGATAGCGTCCACGCTCTTTCATAGCACGACTTGTAAAAATGCCAAATACGTTGTCAGCTGTGTTGATCTTTGAAATACCGCCTGAAATATGACTGTGATCAAACTCTACTTCCTCCACAGCTCCACGATTTAACTGCGAAGCTGTAACCAGCAATACATTTAATTCTTTTGCTAAATTGCGTAGCTCTTCTGAAACATACTTGTCTTTTACAAATAAATCATTGGGACTTACTTTGGCACTCACAGGCATCAACAAGTCCAAATAGTCAACCATGACAAAGTCTACCTTGATTCCAGTCTGTACCTGTACTTCTTTTAAGTATGCACGTACATCATTAATATTACTCTGTGCTGGCAATGCTTTGATACGATATTGTCCTGACTTTTTACTGTACAATTTAACTTTTAATTCAGTGGTGTCCATGTCTCGACGAATGTCTTTGGTGCTCATTCCTGCCAACATGGCATCTGTACGCAAGGCACATAGTTCTTCCGACAATTCCAAACTAACGTAAACGCCACTTAGACCTTGTTGTAACCAGCTGAGTGCAATGTTCATCATGACCAAGGATTTACCCGATCCAGATCCACCAGCAAAAATGTTTAATTCTCCGCGACTAAATCCACCGTATAGTAATTTGTCCACGCTGGGCCATCCTGTTGATACTTGTCCGCCCGATGAGAAGTATTTTTCCAAACGACTTTTTGGACTGTCAAAATAGTCTGTGCCCATGTCTTTGGTCAATGAGATTTGTACAGCATCTTTGATCAGCTTTTCTACAGGGTCAAATTCACCTTTTTCCAATAAATCTGCTGATTTTAAAATAGCACGTTCAAGTTCTTGGCGTTTGGTAAAGCCTTCAAACTCATCCATAAACCAGTTAAAATGATCCTCATTTAAATCAGGAATATGATTTAACTTAATACCTGTTGCAGCAGTTATTTGCTCTGCCACAGGCATGGTTTTAAAATCATTTACGTGCTGGGAAATAAACTCGGCTGCAGGACGTAAACTTCTATCAAAGTTTTCTGGGTTATAAATGTTTTGTACACGCACATAGCTTGATGCGTCTTGAAGCATCATTTCCAAAAATAGTCGCTGTACATCTAATCCATAATCTTTTAACAATTTGCTTCCTTTTATAATAAGTTATTTTTTACTAATCGTGGGTACAATACATTATCAAAATAGTATTTGTTTCCAATTGGGCCATGATGCCCAAGCCATCCATACAAGTCAAAATCCGCTGGTTTATTGATATTGAGATTTACATTATAATATGTATCACCTGCTATTGAGTTTCGCGGATGATTTATGCCTGAGTTTATTAAAAATTCTCCAGTTGATGCTTGATCGACAATAAAATCTTTGCTTAAATTTATAATCAGATAATTGGCATTTTTTGAGTCTAACCAAGCATTTAACAAAAATACAGTGCGCAATGCTTGTATCTGTGTCCACTGCGGATCTTCAAATCTCACCGCGGTAGGATCATTATAAAAAGAAATACTTTCTATTCCGTGCAAGCATAAAATCATTTGTTCATCTATTTTGTTTGAGTCAATGTCAAACACCTGGCGATGATGCGAATACGTATCGTCCTTGCTTACCAGGGCCAAGCGAGACAGCGGCGGGATTCCTATTAGGAAAAAATCATTTTCCCAATCATACTGTGCTGATTCGCTGACAACAGCATGAACTACTGCTTCAAAACTGTTGCCGGACCGAGAGTAGTTATACACAGTGTTTGTGTTTAACTGTTGTGCTGTCAACATCCAAAAACTATCGCAAGGATCTACACAAACGTATGGAGTGCTATAACTATCTCCAAAAATCCAAAGTTTATTGTACTTTTTTGACAATTTGCTTTTTCCTTAGTTCGATTTTTATTCGACTACGTTCTCGAGCTTGCATTATAGTCAGTAACGTACCAAGCCGGCCATATTTGATTACTGCATCATTTACATCTTTTACATTGTCGTCCCAATTGGGCATGCTCACTGACCATCCTAATTCCACTGCACGGTCAACTAATTTCATACCAGGTTCGTCTTGATCGGGTACTACAATAACCTCTCGTCCTAGACTGCGTATCAGTCGAACCTGTGCGTCATTGATTTCAGCATGCAATACTGCTAGACCTGCGATACTGAGCGCATCAAACACACCTTCCATTACTAACACATAGTTCCACTCATCGCGTTGTAAATCTGTGCCAAACACATAACCTGGTTGCATATCATTTATATACTTGGGTGTGCGGTCATCTAAAAAGCGTTGGCAATGCCCTACCACAGTGTGATTGTAAGTAAATGGTACGATAATGCTGTCACGTCCAGTGGTCAATTGAGGGCGCATGTACGGATAGTTAACAGGAGCTTGTCTATTCAGTAAATATTCCCAGTGTTGAGTATCTTCAACCGATAACATTTGACCCATGGCAATATCACGATCTTCAAACCGAATACCCTGTAGTTCATTTGACACTTGTTGACGTTCACTCAAAAGGCCAGCAATTGATTTGTGTTTAAGACTTTCTAAGTTTATGCGTTCTATTTCTTCCAGCGGTACATTTAGCCACCCCAATAATCGACGTGCTTTATAACTTAAATTACGTCCTAGTATAAAACTAGCAGTATATCCACAATTGAAACAATGATAACTCCAACCTTCGTTGCTGAGCTTTAATCCGCCACGTGATCTTTTGTCCGGATTCTCACCATTGTGTACGCAACAAGGTGCATTAAAACTTACCCAGCCCGAACTAGACGTTTTGCGTTTTGTTGGTAAGAAGGCAAGAATGTCTAGCATTCATACATTGTAACAGATTCAATTTGAGAAATCAAGCGATCTCTTATCAAACTGTGTCCAAATTCATTGGGATGACCATCGGGTTTGATTAATTCTCTTTGCTGGTTGTTTGGATGATCTCTAAACCATACAACCCAATTAAAATCAGGTTCCAACAATGTTGGAGCAGTGTTTACCGGTCTCTCGCCGGGCATGATATTAAATTGTATAGTAGGTATACGATTTCTAGCACTAACCCCATCAAAAAACAAAACAGCTTGTTGATAGTTTAGTTTTTCTAATTCTGGACAACTGGTTAAAACTATTTGTTGTTTTATCAAATTGCAAAATTCTTTGGGCACTATGCTAGACCCAAAATCTACCCATGGACTGTGTACAAATTTATACCATGGTGGATCATTTGAATAGTATTGATGATTGGGATTATAGTGCGAAACACGGTCAGAATTTGTGAGACCAACAAGAACCAAACATTCATTTAGTGGCAAAGTTTCATGATCTAACCACCACTGGTATGTCCACATTGTGCTGGTTAGGCTGCCACCGGGAATTCCAAAATTTTCAGTGGGTACGTTGTAATGTGCGCCAAGTTGTCCAAGAAAACAGTTACGTTGCCTATACTCGGTATTTTCTACCCAAGAAAAATGTGCGTCTGGACGAGATTTTAGTAATTCTGGATCTACAAGTTCGTCACCATAGGTCCACGAATCGCCGAACCCAACAATCTTTTTGAATTTCATCCAGTAATTATCAACAAATTAGCGGTACTTTAAATTAACCACGTGTCCTGTTGAAATAATAACTTGTGCACCTGTCATTGTAGGAGGCACTGGTCGATATCCTGATCCTCCAGTGACTACTGTGATACCACTAACACTGCCTTCGTTCAGTGATGCCACTGCTGAAGCACCGGCACCTTCACCTACAATTTCCACCAATGGTGGTGCTTGATAACCTTGTCCAGCATAGGTAACGTTGATGCCAGTTACTACACCACCTTCAACAACTGCTGTGGCCTGTGCTGGAACGCCCATAACTTGGTTGCCGTTATCACCAGTGGTATAAATGGAATTATTAAATGCTAATCTAATCAACGGGTGCCACCCTACTATGGTCATGTATACTGTTCCTGTTTTGTTTAGGTACTGTGTACTATCTGAAATATTGTAGAATATGCTTTGATAATTTTCAGCAGCTTGTGCCTTAATAGTTCCTGTGTATCCAACTAAGTCAAATTGAATTGTAGTTATAGCACTCTGGGGTTCAATGAAACTTGAGTAAAACTCTGTACTCTGATACGGACTGTAATTGTTGATTGGAGACCCACCTTGCAGTGCCCAGTCTGGGTAATTGCTGGAGCTAGATCCACCATAACTGGCCTGTGCTGTTAGATCAGTTGTGGGTATAGTAAGTTCTGCACTGGGTACAAATTCTGGATAAATGCTGTCCACAATATCCACTGGAGCTGCGGCTCCTGCCTGTGCATCAGTAAACACCGCTTCTACTAAATTACCACTTGCACGACTGATACTGTAATTTGCAGGCTGGGCTTGAATGTAGTTTAGATCTTCAGCCGACAACGTGACTTTAGCTCGTCCAGCTGTGGCATTGATAATAGTCATTTCAGTAGCATTCATGAGCTCTAGACCGTCTTGGCTGATCAGTCTAAATATCAGGCTGCTACCTGTGATATTCACAGGTTTTTGGTCTTGGTTGATAAATTCAAATAATATAACATTATCAACACCTTTGTTTATGGTTAGTTTTTTTGCGTACACTGGATCGTACCTTAAAGTAAAATATTGACCACTGGAGTCCAGCATCATAACTCGAGTTTTTTGTTGATAAAGATAAACAGTGGTAGAATACATAGTTATTATTTAGCGATTTTTAAATTGGTAAATATCTCTGATTATGGGCAATGATATCTTTTCAAAACTTGCAGACAAATATCCTTTTATAACTTTGTGCGTCTACGGCTCCACGGAATATGTTGGAATTATACAAAACAAAGATGATATAATAACTACAATCTACGATTTTGGTAGCATACAAGATTTAGAGTTAAAAAAACATTTTTTAGAGTTGGCCAACGTTTGGTGGTGGGAAAGCAATAGGTCCATACCCATTAATATATTCTTAAAGTCAGAATGGGATCCTTTCAAGAACTACTTAAAAACCTTTGTTAACAAGGATCTAGAGATTTTACACGGCCCTGCGTGTAGTTTGATTGATATTGCTAGAAAAAAATCAAAGCGTAAATCAATTACGCTGGTTCGACGGGTTGATTGAGCAAATTCATGTGCAAGGCTACCAAGGCTGCATAGCTCACCGCATGAGCTTTTTTAAACGTATATCCCCGACTGTCATCTCCATCCCATACTGATTCGAACACTTCTGCCCAGGGTCGATTTTGTAAGTGCGCTTTTCCGGGCCTAATAATACTGATAAATGCTGCCATTCTGGGTATTGAATCTGGACGCATTGTGGCCAACAGTCCAGTGTAGTTACCGATGTGTGCTAGTTGGCTAGCCCAAGCAGAGTCTGTCCATAAACGAGTCCAAGGTGGTTCTTGTGCTTGCATTTGCTCATAATGTTCAGGACTCTTAACCAAGTTGTACACAGTCATGTTAAGAAAGTCTATTTTAAAGTAACCACGAGCTTCTGCTGTTTCGTAGTCAATGGCTGCACATTGGTTTACAGGATCATAGGGAATGTCTGTTACGTAAACACCCGAGTTATGACGTCTCACTTGTCCTTGATGCAGTTGTCGTGCTGGCACAGTGTCAATTAACTTTAGTATGCTTTCCCTGTCAGCAAAGTCAATGTCAATATCTGCGCTCATAACACAATTATACCTATGATAGCGATATAAGTCAAATAATGTAAAGTCTGATCCAGTCCAAACCAAACCCAAAATCTATGATCGGCTGTGGTCAACCCTTGACTTAGATTGGTTTTTGCCCAGTCAATGTGATAGTGTATCGCAGTATCTATCAGAGACAGTGTAACAGCATCTTCAGGTCGGGTAAATCCTATCAACACAAAGAATGTAAGTAGTCCATGCAACATAGCATGAGTCATTCCGCCTGGGGCACCATAATACCCTTTGTCTGCAACCATGTACGGAAATTGCCAAAGGAAGTCAGCTAAAAAATGCTTGATTCCAAACAACGCTAACAAAATAATTACTGTTTCCATTACCAACCTGCTTTCTTTAATATGTCGCGTGCATACTCTTGATCGGCCATGTAGTCGGCAAACTTTTTAGACCAAACTTCAGAGTCGATATAAGGCCAAACCATGGCCACTTGTGTGGCATCTAGCTCGCTTAAAAACTTCAATCCTGATTCTGAATTATACAATACCCAAGGACTGATACGTCCAGTGGTCACAGCATAGGCCATGGTATTTGTATTACCGTAGCGTAAACAATCATGTGCTGGGTGCCCTGATTTTTCTGCCCAGTCCATGCTGTACTCAATGGCTCTAGCCAAGGCATCGTTTACATTTTCTACACGCAAATAATCCAACAAGTATTCTGTGTAAATGCTATCTTTACACCAATAGTCAATCTTTTTGTTTTGCTTGATTAACCATTCAGTAAAGCGTGCTGGATTGATGGCCCGGATACTCACACAATAGCGACCAAATTTAACAAAAGCACGATAGAAACTTGATTCAGCAAAGTCATCAAACGTTTTTAACTTTGCTGATCCTTGGGTTACTTCATAAAATTTGATGTAGGCTTGAAACCCTAATTGCACTCCACGTTCGTCTTTTTCTTGATGACGACGTTTTGGCTCACAAACGTGAACCGCTAGCGTTGTTTCTTTGACAAAGTCTCGTTTACAATATCTACACTGATACATTTTTAATATAATCTGATAAAAACTCAGTAAGTGCAATATTATCCCCAATTTGTGGATGTCTTGCGTCCAGTGGCAATAATTCATCTTTTGGCGCCCACTTTACTCCTTGATTAAACTGCCAAATATTTGCATGCCAGTTTAATCTATGTACAAAATTAGTGTTAGAGCAATAAGATAAAGCCAACGTTTGATCTATGATATCCGTATGCACATCATTGACCTGTTTATAAATCAATGCACTATGCCCACGACTGTGTAAACTATCAACTAAACTTAACAGATTATAAATTAGATTTTCAAATCTATCTCGTGTACTGCTTAGGTCTAGTTTTAGGTTTAATTCCAATAACTGTTTGGTATCTTTATGCGTCCAATGCGCCTCGTATGTTTGATTATAATTAACTTGATTTTGTAAACTAATCCATTTGCCTTCCACTGGATGTTCAGTAAGACTCACTGGAATTTCAATTCTACTTAAAAAAGTCAATCCTATAACATACAATGTAGACTGTGTTGTCTTGTACGAATCCTGCAAGCATGTTCTTATTATACGACTGTTACATGAACCCGGCAAAGATAGATTTTCAGCAGTTGGTATATCAAGTTTCTGTGCTAATTTAGTGTGTCCTTGACCAGTGGCATAATGAGCCATGTAGCTACACCCATTGACTACCAATCGTTCAAAACTCATTTGTCGTTGCCGTGTGCCTTGATATATGCATCAAGTTCTTTTTTAGTAGTGATTTTTGCCAATAGTTCTATTTCGTCGTCTTTGTAATGCGGAAATAGTTCTACTAGTTGTTTCTTTAACCCCGATGCGCCAGATTCTTTCTTTTTAGGAGCAATCCAGTTGTGCCTATGTGTGCCCATGCCCGGACTAACCGCGGTGGCACACAACCACTGTAGTTTAGGATGCCGGCTCAACGCAAAGAAGTTTTTGTTAAGATAATGATTGCAACTTTGTACATAATACTCTTGAAGTTCGCGTGATCCGTTGATGCTTGATCCCCAGCGTATCATCAAGAAGGTGCTAAACTTCTTGCGTTCTTCGTCGGTCAAGCTGTCGTAGAATGTTCGATCTTTACGATCAAAAACTGCCATTTCGTTTGCTATGTTTAACTTATCGCTCATCTTTGCTTAACTCGTATAAAACTTTGACACGATCCAGAGCTTCTTTTAGTGCAGGATTGGATCGAGCAGCTAGATGAATATTGCGCCAAAGTTGATTTTCTTTGATATCGGCACGCACAGGATCGTACTCGCTAGAAGATTCATACCCAACTACAAATCTATCTTGAGGATTTGCACCCATCTCTCGAGCATAGATTATCCCATCGTGCCGTTCGTATATGTAAGTTGCTCCGGGTTTAAGTGTGCCCATATCTACCATGCCTTGTTGTAGTCTACAATTTCACAGTTGCGGCTAATGTCTTTGACAAAGTAAACACATTCCGGTTTGTCCGAGTCATCCAATGGAACGCACAGCATTTGTCCGTTCTTTAGTTTAGGAGCATACCAAGCAACCTCTTGGTATACGTCTATAATTTCAATGTCGGGAAAACTAGGGCGGAAACTGCTGAGTGGATTAAACTGGAATGCTTTAAATCCACGGTCGTTAATTGATGTCAGTGGCAACACTTCTAGGTCGCCTAAATCAGGCTCTCCAATAAGGATTTGCCAGTCTACAGGCATTTTAATTTTCTTATTGCCAATGCGTAGAACTAACGCCGGTGCATTGAAACTTTCCAAGAATATCAATGGTATGTAATGATAATCGGGATCTGCTGGTGTACTGTTATCCAGTATAGCAAAACGCATGTCATCTACTTCTTCTGGTAAGTGATCAAGGTCAAAACTTTGGTTGTCTAATGTTAATATTCTCATGTTAGTATAATATAGTATTCAAGTTCAAAAGTCAAGTTATTTTATCTTCATCCACTCAAGTTTTTCCTGTGTAAATGGATACTTGGCTTCTTTGTAATACTGCTTGCGTTTGGTCAGATGCCGTTTGGCAAATTTACAGGTACTGGTCAAGTCCCAAATTTGCACAAAGTCTTTGTCTTCGGCTTTGCGAATACCTCGTCCTATACTTTGAATTACTCGAACAAAACTTTTACCAGGTTCCACAAGCACAAGATTAAAGATGCGAGGAATATTAATACCAACGGCAGCCACTCCGTATGTTGCCACAATAATTTTGTCATCCACATCAGCCACTTCATCATATTCTTCCTTACGATCTTTTGCTTTAGTTGCACCCGATACAAACACAGCACGGTCACCCAAGCGTCGAACTAGTTCTTGTCCTGCTGCCACACGATCCACTAGCACCAGGGTATTGCCTGTTTCTTTTACACGAGCAATTACTTCAGCCATAGCATCTAGTCTTCCTGATTCTTCCAACAAGTACTTTAATTCACTTTGATAGTTGTTGTACTCTACATGATCTTGAAACTGTACAATGTTTACATGACAGTTAGACAAATGTCCCATTTCCTGTAGCTCACTTGCAGCCAGTCTTGAAATAACTGGACCAATACTTACGTGTAAACTTTGAAACTCAAAAGCTTCTTTGGGTACAGTTCCTGTGAGTCCCCAACGAATAGGAATACGGCTCATTACACCTGTGAGTAAACTTTTAAGAGCATCTGCTTTGGCCATATGTACTTCATCAACCATGACACATACAACATCTTCAATGAACTCTGAAATGGTACAGTCTTCTGCAGCACTGCCTGCTTTGGTATTTTTAAGTAAGACATTTAAACTTTGCCAAGTACAAATGGTATGTGTGCGGCCCCATTCTTTTCTGTCTCCAAAGTACACACCCACATCCAGTCCCATGTTGCGATAGTCATCTTCTGTTTGTGTAACCAGACTTTTATTAGGAACAATAACAATGGTGCGGCCATAAGGTTCACACCGCTGACTCAGTGCCGCTGTCATGATTGTTTTGCCAGCACCTGTGGCAATTTCCTGTAAACACTGAGGATTTTTTAAAAAGTTATTGACTATAGCACACTGATAGTCACGCATCATTATGGGTTGTCCGGCAGCTGGATGTCCTTTGGGCCATAGCACATGAGCAAAGCTGTCCTCTTGTACAGGATCAAAGTCAAATACTGTTCGATAATCACGTTGATCATCTAACTCAATATCGTAGTTGTATTCTTCTAATATGGGAATAATTTCTGGTAACAGATTCACATAAGTGCTACCACCCAATTGAAAGTAGCTGACTTTGCCATCCCATCGTCCTAACCGTACCGCAGGAAGGTATCTGGCGTAAGGCACATCATATTTGAATTTGTTTACTAGAGCTTTGCGTACATCAAGTTCCAGACCTTCAATCTTGATATTTACTTCGTCTTTGATTATAATTGTGGCGGTTCTCATTGTATATATTATAGTTACCTTGAAAGCAAAAGTCAAAAAAACAGGTACCTTTTTAGGGGTACCTGGTAAAATGGACTGTGGTTATACAGTCCAGGAGCTAACTGTTTATCAATCACCTGCCAACAAAATCATCACGGCCAATATCACAGCCCAGCCTGGGTGTCCTAATACCATCAGTAACAAGACACCCAGCCATGCCATTATTTGTAACCCAAAAACGGAGCAACGGCTTCTACAAAACCGATAACAAACCCAACTAATCCAATTGCTCGAGATTGTTTGTTGGTTCCGCCTACCACAAATAATACACTGTATAACATCAATGCATACGGTGAGATCATATTAGCCTGCTACTTTCATACAAGTGATACGAGCCATGTCCTTCCAACGTAGAGCAAAGCTCTTGCGTAGCTGTCCAATCTTGATTGCCATACGCAAACTTACTTCACGCAACGAGTTACGGTGTTCTTCCATGAACTCAATTACTTCTGTTTCTGCTTCTTTGTCCAAGTCCATGTTTTCAAACAATGCGCCATCTGCGGCAATTTGTTTGATACGCAAGATCTTGTCACGCATTGTGTCCAAGGTCAAGTCCAGATAGTGACAGCGACTCTGTAAAGCGTCCAAGTGATCCTTGAGCTTTTGGCTTTTCATCTTGTCAAACTTTAAGTTTGTGATAAAGATGATGGAACCGTTGAAGTTGAAACTGTCAGGAATGCCCTCGCGACGTAAACTACTGGATTCTGATAACCATGAAATCTTACGTTTGGAACCAGAGTCTAAGGCACCTTTCAGCAAGTTCAGGGCAACATCATCAACCAAAATTGAATCACAGTCGTCAAACACCAACATACAGTTCTTGTCAGAATACTTGTATAGCGTTTGATACAAACCAATCGGTGTTGCTGAACCTTTAACTACTTCTGCTCGCAATCGCTTGCCCGACAATTTGTCAAACAAACAGGCCTGTTCCACAATCTTTTCTACACCGTATGATTTGCCCACACCTGGAGGACCCGACACAATCATAGCACGGATGTCACCTGTGGTTGCTGCCTTGGTCATTTCATCCAAGATCTGGAAACGAGTACGAATACGCTCAATGGCTTGCTCGTCAGTTTCATGCACAACTTCTACATGAGGTTCTGGTGCTGACTCATTGGACAAGACAGGAGTACCGGCGGCAAATTCAATGTCTTCGATTGAATCTACTTTGATACGCACCTCGTCAAACTCTGGTCCAAAGTAGCCATCCGATTTTACTGTGACAAAGTTACCCTTGGCACCAGTTTGAAAACCTTTTACCAATGCAAAACTTACATTGGCTACAGGTCGGTTTCTATAACTACCGTTTTTGATTGTGACTGTTGTCATCTGTTTAGCTCCTACTTTAGTTAATATACTACTATTGTATAGTCTATGCCGTTTCTGGTCAACCAAAGTTATCCATGTATTACGACGTAATTTATAGCCACGTAAGTGCTTGATTTTCAAGCGTTTTTTATATATTCTTCTGTTGCTTTTACGCAACACCATAGTACGTCGCATCAAAATCCGCCATTTCCTCTGCTAGTTTACGCTCGCGTTCTTGGGCCAGCCATTGAGCTTGTTGGACCATTTCTGAATCTGTTTCTTCGATAATCCAACCCGATTCACGCAACTGCTCACGACCTTCAAAGGTTTCTTTGAGCATGTCCATGTGATTGTGAATTGAGTTGATTTGATCAACTAGATACTGTTTGCTTGCCCACTGTTCTTCGCTAAGACCACGTGGACGAAAACCATAGAAATCCTTATGGAAATCACTGTAGTAACCTTGTAATTCTTCCACTGAAAAATCCGTAAATTTGCGTGCCATTGTTAGCTCCATGATTTAATTTATACTGTATTGTAGCAAATTGCCTATTTTTGGTCAACCATAAAAAACCCTTGTAAAAACAAGGGTTTGTAGTGTGCTATTTTGTAGTATTATGGTGCTGGTACACCTGCTACCACGCGGAGAGTGCCTGTAAACACATCCCCTGGATACAAAGTCCACCACCATGTTCCATTAAGTGGAGGATCGTATGCATCTGGGTTTATTGGTTGGGCAACGCCGTTGATACTAACAGAACTCCAAGTATCGTCTAAAGATCCAACAAAGTCAGGTAATCGTTTAAACACATCAGGACCTGAACTGCTGTAGCGAATTTCCGCATGGTGCTGACTGATTAAAGTTTGAATAGCAGAAGGATATGGATAAACTGATCCTTGTATTTCTGCTATTTCTTCAGCTGTAAAAGCTGGACTTGCTATGTCAAAACGTATTTGTTCTAGATCTGCTCTTGTTGAACTTGGGTTATTGACAATAGCTTGTTGTTCTGCAGTTAATGATGGATTAACATGTGGGTCTGAAACATAGTTTGATAAAACAACACCAAACCAAATTGGACCACCAGATGCTTCAATAGTTACAGGCTTTGATCCGTCATAATTAATGTCTACTTCAAAACTAAACAATGCTGTTTTGTTTGCTACTAACTGTTCTAGTAATGCTTCAACTTCAGGACTTGATCCTTGCGTAATATTAATGTTTTCGTTGACAGTAGGAACTGTTCCGCTGTACACAGCGTTTCCATCTACTGTAGCAACAATTGACGCAGGTGTTGGGCTATAGCCCTGCCCGATTACATATATGGTTCTATTGGTCATAATTTATTTCTCCATGTGTATTTATACTATATTTAAGATTACCCTGTTACATCGCTTGACTCGGTGTTTTAGCTTGTTATTTCCAACTGTTTATTATTACTGAATCCTGTATTTCGTGGGGTTTAGGATTTCCGTGAAAAATCAATATAGCTGTGTTATCACTAATATTGGTACCAGAACCAGGTGTTTTCCAGGTCCTACGCTTGAAATCGTATCCGCCATCTAGGCACTGCCAGCGCCAGCTTTTTACTAGATCTGAATTAAAATATCTACGTTGTTGTTCTGTTATTACAGAATTAATGTAATCCTGATCCCCATGAAATCTTTTTACAGTTTGTGCTAAATCTAAATCTAAAAAATTACGCCAAACCCAATCGTATTGAGTTGTGTCCCACCACATAATACTAGAGTTAATAGATTGATATGCCGGCCTCCATAAATGTTTGAAATCCTTTACGGCCCAAAAATGTCGGGTTTTTAGTTTCCAAATCCAATCAATATTTTTTGTAATAACCACATCTAAATCAAAATATAACAGCAAACCTCGGTGATGCTCACTGTTGAACATTTGAACTTTGTACCACCAAGATTGTTTTGGCCCGCCAATTTTCCAATCAATTAGATTATGTTTGATATAGGGTGCTGGGACTGTTCTTGATGATTCAGTGTACACATGTAATACCACTGGGCGTGTTAAATTTCTAGTCAGCATGTTATATAAATTATCAACATACTTCCAATCATACCCATTACCGTGTATTACACATGCACAGTCAATAGGTAAGGTATAAGTTGGACTTTCTGTCTCTGGCAATCCAATTATTGGATTATCCTTGCTATGTCCTTTGATTTGTCGTTTTTGTTCTTTGCTTAGTGTCAAGATTCTATATTTACCGTTAACTGCGTACATAAATATCTTTATGAAAAAGATTGTACTAGTAACTGGTGGGTTTGATCCACTCCACTCAGGTCACATTGCCTATTTTAACGAAGCAAAAAAACTTGGTGATATCTTGATAGTAGGAGTCAACAGTGATTCGTGGTTAACACGCAAAAAAGGTGCGCCGTTTATGCCGTTGTTGGAACGTGCCAACATTGTACGTAATCTAAAGATGATAGACTTTGTTATTGATTTTAATGACGATGACGGCAGTGCCAAACACGCTATTCAGATGGTACGACAAAGTTACCCTCAAGATCAAATCATCTTTGCCAATGGCGGCGATAGAACCAATGACAATATTCCCGAAATGGATTTAAATGACACAAATGTAAAATTTGTGTTTGGTATAGGCGGATTCAATAAGTCAAATTCTAGTTCATGGATTTTGCAAGAATGGAAAGCACCCAAGACAGAACGTCAGTGGGGTTATTATAGAGTGTTACACGAAGTACCCGGTATGAAAGTAAAAGAACTCACAGTCAATCCTGGATGTAGTTTGAGTGTACAACGCCACTGGAAACGTGCAGAATATTGGATAGTTAGCGAAGGGCGGTGTGTTGTAAAAACTCTATTAGATGGCGGGTACCAGTTACCTAGTATAACACTAGAGAAACATCGTGAACACAAGATACACGTTGCTGAATGGCATCAATTGACCAATCCGTTTGATATACCGTGTAGAATAGTAGAAGTGCAATACGGTGACCACTGTGTTGAAGAAGACATTGAAAGACAATAATGAAACCAATTCCAATTTTTATTGGGTATGACCCAAGAGAAGCTGTGGCATATCATACCTGCGCCAATAGTATTATTAGGCAGGCCAGTCAACCTGTTGCTATTGTACCATTGGCATTGAACCTGTTCAATGACTATACAGAAACTCACACAGACGGCAGTAATCAATTTATCTACAGTAGATTTTTAGTGCCGCATTTAATGGGCTACACAGGTCATGCAATTTTCATGGACGGTGATATGATTGTGCGTGGTGACATTGTTGAGCTATGGGAGCAAAGAAATCCTTATTTTGATGTTCAAGTAGTCAAGCACGATTATCAAACAAAAATGACTGAAAAATATCTTGGCGCAAAAAACGAAAACTATCCACGCAAGAATTGGTCAAGTGTAATACTTTGGAATTGTAACAGTCATCCTAACAGAAAGTTAACCCCAGAATTTATTCAAAAGTCTACCGGTGCTCAGTTACATAGGTTTACTTGGATTGAAGATGATCGTATTGGGGAGTTGGCTCGCGAGTGGAACTGGTTACCAGATGAATATGGAGCAAACCCTGATGCTAAATTATTACATTATACCTTAGGAACACCGTGTTTCCATGAGTTTGCTACAACACCCCAAGGCGATGAGTGGCACCGTGAACATATGCTTGCAGATTACTGCCTACAGCGAGATATTAAATGACCTTGCCCATTGAACAACCTCCAATAATTTTACCCACGGCACTGGTCGATCGATGGCCAGGAGATCTTTATAAATCCCAGCACAGTACTATTGAGTCGGCATTGAAGCACAATGTTCAAGATGCTCTCAATGCCTATTATGATTTAAAACTGTTTAAAGAAATAGAAGCATACATTGGAGGAATTCCAGAACCAGCATTGCCTCCATTAACTAAAGATCAACGTATGGCTCTCAAGCGTGCCGGCGGTGAAGGATCTTTTAGAAATCAACTCAGTCAAGCAACTATTCAAAAAGACGAACAGTTAACAAGATTAATGAAATACAGTGATTATCCTGCTATGATCATGGCTGCGTATCCTGAAAGTCGGTTTATGGACAAGGCACGTTATCGTACAGAGTGCGATAGTATTTCAGGCCCAGTGTTATTGAGGGGGATTTCGAGCGGAAAAATTGCCAATCATGTACGTAGCAAAGGCGATGATTATTACTTTATTGAAACAGGATACCTTGGCAACTACCGTTGTCAAAACAATCGCACCGGAAGAAAAATCTTTCATCGCATTGTCAAAAATGCCATGCAACACAATTGCATATATGATGTTCCAAGCGATCGATGGGATGATCTAGTTAAATTTAATCCCGATTTACATTATCGCGGATGGCGTAAACCTGGAAGTAAAATTCTTGTTGTGTTATCTACAGAAAAACCCTTTCAGTATTATGGCGAGGATCGAAATGCATGGATAACCAATGTAATTGCCACGCTAAAACAACACACTGATAGAGAGATTGTCATTAGAGAAAAAGCCAGCAGAGGTGAACGAACCAATGACACTATCTATGATGCTTTAAACAATGATGTGTACGCATTAATTACTTACAATAGCATCGCTGCCGTAGAAGCGATACAATCGGGTATTCCGGCTTTTGCACTGGCTCCTACAGCGGCAGATCCAGTAGGTAATAAAGATCTAACACAGATAGAAAATCCCAATCGACCCGATGAGGAATTAATACAAAAGTGGTTGCATAGTATTGCATACAGCCAGTTTAGTTTAGATGAAATTATAACAGGTCAGGCCTGGAGAATGGTATTAGAAAATGCAGAACGGCCAACCCTTGATTATTAAGAGCTACCTAAGTAGCTTGCCTGTCAAAATCAACGGACAGGAAAAAATTGATGCATTGACATTCTTTGCCGAAGGTGCGGCCCGGTGTGGTGACCAAGCTTCAACTACACGCAGTCAAACATATGAAACATGTGATGTGGGAGCTATTATTGGCAATGCATTTGACGCCAATCCAAGTAAAACAAACCTACCGCATTACAAAGTACGTAAAATGGTCATGGACACACAAACACAGCTAGGCAAGTATTGGCTCAGCATCGACAGCAATGTTTTTATCTACAAGAACAAGTTTAATCCTCACAAGTATCTACGCTACAGTTTCAATGGAGTATTTCCTGCTACAGGTATCTACTGTAACGATAATCCCGGAGATGAAAACTGGAACAACATCCGTCGTGATTATAACATGGATCTGAAGCCATGGCGCACTCAAGGTAATCATGTGCTTATTACGTTGCAACGACCATTGGGTTGGTCAATGCGTGGAGTTGATCTAATGAAATGGTTAAAACACACACTTGGGCAGATTAGAGAAAACACAGATAGGCCTATAGTATTGCGTTGGCATCCTGGAGATTGGAAAGCATATCCTAATTATAAACCCACACTAGACAAGTTTGGCGTAACTGTAAGTCCTCAAGATAGACACATAACACAAGATTTGCATAATTGTTGGGCACTAGTATGTCATAATTCAACTCCTAGTGCTGTTGCACCCATAGAAGGTATTCCAGCATTTATCACCGATGATCCTAGTTACAGCCAAGGCGGTGACATAGCCAATACTGATTTTAAATTGTTGGAAAACCCTAACTTGCCAGATAGAGAACAATGGATTCGTAAACTAGCACAGTGTCACTGGAGTTTTGAAGATGTGCGCTCAGGCAGATGCTGGGCACATATGAGAAATTACGTTAAGTAAAATCTTTTAACTGTTGTAATTGTGTATCGTAGTCGGGAATTGCAAAGTTGATTTCACTACGAGTATTAACTAATATCTTGTTTACAGGCTTAGGACCTTGAGTACGCAAAATCTTTTTTCCTAAACCATATACTTCATTAATTTTACAAAGCAAATCATATTTGTTAATCTGCACATTGTTATTAACCAAATGATATACACCTGCGGCTACAGGGTTATTGATATATTGATTAATACATTTGGCCAACTGTAGTGTAGTAATACCATTCCACCAAGCATTGTCCCAACCCGGTAACTCATGATCTTGATTAGTTAACACCCAATTCAATAATCCTGTACCATTTTTTAGCTCGGGTCCAATGATACTCATTCTAAACGTAATGTCTTTAGTATTATTGATTTCCCCAAAGCTCTTACTGCGTCCGTATGCATTAGTTTCAGTATGCTGATCAGATTCAATATAATTGCCTTGTTTGCCATCAAATACACAGTCTGTTGATAAATGTATTAGTTTTGTTTTAGTATCTTTTAATCGATAAGCACAATACTGTGGCCACCAAGAATTAACAGCGATAGCTCTATCAGGTCTATCAATTGAGTCTTTTACTAATAATCCAACGGCATTAACAACAAAGTCACTATCCAACGAATTAAAAAACTGATCAACATTATCATTTTCTATGTCCAATTGAGTTCTATCTACTGAAGTAACTGTGTGCCCTTGTTGTTCAAGATATTTTACAATTACATGCCCGGCCATACCACGACTACCAATTACAGAGACTTTCATAGGAACTTGCCTTTAATTAACATTTGTTTAATTTGATCACGATTCATAATAAATGTTTTAGATGAGAATTCTTCTTGATCAAATTTTGGCAATTGTGAATATTTTGCTTCAAGATCTGGAGTACGCTTCACTGGTAAGGTTACAAAATAGTTTTCATCGTAGTAATAGCTAAGTCCAGCATCGTGCTTGCTGATTAACATCTCGTCTAATTTTTCTCCGGGTTTACTGCCAATTTCTTTTATGTCAACTTGACCATAGTGTTCCATTAGTACGTCTGCTACATCCTTGATATAGCATGCTGGCATGTTCATCACAAACGTTTCGCCGCCAATACTGTCTTCGGCAGCTTTAAACAACAACCCAATAGCTTCTTCGAGAGTTAAAAAGAAACGAGTCATTTTTTGATCGGTTATAGTTATTGGACCGCCTGCCTTAATTTGTTCAATAAAATAAGGTATAACTGATCCGTTAGAACCCATTACATTACCCCCACGGATACAAACAAACCGTGTGTGCTGACTAAGATCATTGCCTTGAATAACCAACTTTTCTCCTACTGCTTTGGTCATACCGTACAAGTTCAACGGCTCAACAGCTTTGTCGGTGCTTACGTCAATGACTTTGTCTACACCGTTTTCAATTGCGGCATTTACAATGTTAGTAGTTCCAGTAATGTTTGTTTTGATTGCTTCTTGTGGATGATCTTCGCAGATTGGCACATGCTTTAATGCTGCCAAGTGAAATACCACATTTACATCCTTCATAGCAAAACGCACAGCATCATAGTCACGTATATCACCTACTACAAATTTCAATCTTGGATCATGAAATTGGCGTTGCATCAATACCTGTTGCAGTTCACCGCGACTGAAGCAAATAATTTCTTTGGGATTGTAATTGACCAACAACATACGTATCAGTGTTTGTCCCCACGAACCTGTGGCTCCTGATACAAATATTCTTTTTCCGTTAAACATGATTTCCTAACAAAATGTTTACTACCGTGTCACTGACATTGGTCCTTGCATATTCAGCAGGCACTGTCCATGCTCGGTCAGCTTGTTTCATAGCTCGATACCCAGCAACAATGTCATTGACTTCTAGCCCAGTTACAATATTTGAACCGCACCAAACAGTTTCTGGACGTTCAGTAGTAGCACGTATAGTTATGGTAGGTTTATTGAATAAGCACATTTCTTCCTGCACTGTGCCTGAATCGCTAATGGACATGTAGCTGTTTTTTTCTAAATGAACAAAATCAAAAAAACCCATGGGCTCTAATAACATAATACGATTGCTTACAGATATATTCAGATCACGCAATCGTTGACGTGTACGTGGATGGCAACTGAACACAATGGGATATTCATGTGCAATCGTTTCCATAGCATTGAAAATACTGGCCAAACGTTTTGGATCATCTACATTCTCTGCTCGGTGTGCTGTGGCTATAATATATTGATTGGATTCTAGTTTTAGTTTCTGTAGAATACTGCTATTGTCAATGTCATTGGCATAAAAATCCAGAACTTCTTTGATAGGATTTCCTGTTACAAATACGCGATTGTTTGGCGCACCTTCTCTTAACAAATTTTGTCTACTGAGTTCAGTGTAGGGCAAATTAACAGTACTGATACTGTCTATAACACGTCTATTCTTTTCTTCTGGTACCAACAGATCGTAACAACGATTACCAGCTTCCATGTGATACACAGGAACTCCCATTCGTTCACAAACAATAGCACTCAATCCTGAATTGGTATCTCCTAGTACCAACACAGCATTGGGCCTAAATTCTGAGATATACTGTTCTACGCCAATCATGGTGGCAGCCAACTGTTGACCAATGGTGCCACGACTTTCTAACACACAGTCTGGTCGACGTAATCCTAGTTGATCAAAGAATATGTCGTTGAGCGTAGAATCGTAGTTTTGTCCTGTGTGCAATATTCTATGCTCGCTAACTTGATCTAGTTTAGGAATAATTCTTGATAGACGAATAATTTCAGGACGTGTTCCCAGTATGGTCAGTATTTTACGCGGCATAGTATCCTACATAGTATTTCTCTAAACTGGGCAATTTAACTTCAGTCCAACCCACAAAGTCATCGTGTGTCCATGAACTCTTGTGTATGTCAAACTGATTGCCGTGACTCCAAATGCGTTCATTTTCAATGTTGTGCGTGTTGTCGGTCCAAATTTCAGGCAATGGAGTAAGCAAAAATATTTTTTTATTAACTATCTTTTTACAATCTTCTAACAAGCGAACGCCTGCATCTTTGTCTAAGTGCTCAATGAAATCAATCATCAAAATATAATCCCAACGCTCAGGAGTAATCTCAGCAATGGGAGTAGTTTCTACATTGGCCACAATGTCTGGTTCTACCCAATCCCAAGCATCAATGGTCAACACACGACATCCTTGATCCGACAATGGTGAGGAGTAGGCCTTTGGACCGCAACCTATGTCTAATACTGTACTGCCCGGCACCACATTTTCATTGATAAACTGCGACAATAAGTCGTTGCGACTAGCTCTTTTTCCTTTGATTTTAAATTTCATTGTATACTCTCTTTGTTTGGTGCATGTACCGGACCATTGACAGTGATATCAAAATACAAATCTTTGTTGTTTTGATTGGGCTCAATGTTGTCAGGATGTCCGTAACTCTTATGATGGTATTGGTGTATAACCATTGGTTCAGCCACAAATTCAAGATTGCAGACCTGTTTGATTCTGTACAATAGTTCTGCATCATCCCAGTTGTGTCCAGTGGCATATCTTTCATCGAATCCATTGACTTTGATTAGATTGGTTCTGGTTATGGCATTGCAAAAGTGAAACGCCACTGGTCGTTCTGTTTCATGATTGTACCAGCGTGCTTTTTTTGAAGTTGATACTGTGGGGATTGATCCTTGTTGATGTAATATTGTAACATCTTGTTTGGTGCATGCCCAACAATGAAAACTGAGATAATTTTCATTGGTTAGATTTTCAGCAACATGATTCAATACATCGCCCATATGACAACATTCAGGATTTTGTATCACGATCATATCTCCGCAACTGGCACGCAATCCTACATTGTAAGGAATGCACGGATTACAATAGTCTTTTTTTGTGACCCGGTCTTTCATGCGAATGATATTAAACTGCAATTGTGGAAACTCTTGCGGTATGTTATCTAAACTATTTTCTGTATCGCTGAAGTCATCAACAATGACAACTTCTACTTCTTTATACACACTATTGGCAATAGTCTGCAAAGTAAATTTCAATTGAGGTAACCTATTGTAGTAAGCCATTACTATTGATATCATATAAACCTTATGTGCGATGTGGAATATTTTGGTCGGTTGTTAATTGTTTTAACAACCTCAACACCATCTTCAACAATTGGTTCTCGCTGTTTGGACAGAATACGTAAATCCATTACCACAACTGTGTTGTCGTGGCTGTGATTAAGAATCAATTCACGATAGGTGTTTACCGGATAATGAAACCCGCAACTGACCCAACTAGTTATGAGATCAAATTTGACATCTTCTGGAATGGTGATGTTGTTACAGTCAATTAAGTGATAGTTTTTTGTGTTTAACTTATCTAACTCGCGGCAAAGAAAATCCAACTTATAATAAAATGCAAAATTTTTAACATCTGTTGTATAACGTGCCTGTTGCTGTATTCGATCGTCTTGACCATTATCATCATAGTCGCCATCTAACAAATACAATTCAGTTCCGTATTTTTGATTGAACATACGACTTTCCCATCCTAATCCGCAACCAATGTCTAGTATTGTTTTAGGAGGCGTGCTGAGATATGCATCTAACAGATCAAAGTTTTCTTTTTTGTGTTGCTGATAGATATCAGTGAACCATTCTTCGTTGATCCAATCTTTCTGATACAATATCATAGATACTTTCGCTGTTCTTGTTTGAATACTTCAAGCTCTTTGCGTTTGCCTTTGGCTGACCAAATAGCACTATCTCCTCGCATGGCCCAGTCAATGTAGCTCATTGGCAACAGACCTTTGTGATAGTGTGGGACCAATTGATCCAAGATCACCTGATCCAAGAACCAATAGACATCATCTTGTTCAATTGCTGAACGTAATTGATGAGCATATTTTTGCACAAACTCGTGGCTTCCGGCAGTGCCGTTGAATAACAGAGCTCCAGCCAGGTGTGTACCGTCTTTGGGCTTTTCATATAGATAAAAATCTGCTGGTCCTAACTGATGTTCAAAAGGTGCTCGCACCAATCCATCTACGTCTATGGCCAAACAACGTTGCCCCGGGCGTATTAATTCAGCCAATCTTATAAATCGTGTGCAAGCATAGTAGGTCTGTCTAACCAACAAGTTTAACCCTTCTGTGCCCAGTGTTTGACCTTTTTTGTACATTTGACGCTGACGATCGTTGGCAAAGTCTGTGCGTTTTAACCAACGTGCAGTTACTTTGTTAAATTGCACAGGGTCCAGTGTTTCGTGTGTAACAGTAACACCAGCACGATTTCGACAAAATTCCAACTGATCAGGACGTGGGTCGTATATGTGTATGTGAACACCTGTTTCTGGAGTATTGGTTAATACGCTATTGATCAACGGAACTGCATGCTGATCAAAATACACAGAATCGGCTGCGGCATAGATAAAAAATTTTGATTGGTCAAGGTTTCCAAGCAGGGGTGGTATAATCATAGTAAATATTTAACTAAAAATTATGCGTGTAAGTATTTTTGATCAGTACGGAGCTTTAAATAGTGCGCCAGTCTTTGCCGCTATTCGTGCTGGTCTTGACCGTTTGGGTGTCGCTCATACAAGCATGGATAGTTCAGCTGATGTTGCTATAATTTGGTCAATGCTCTGGGCTGGACGAATGAAATCCAATCATGAAATATGGAAACTGTATCAGTCAACTGGTCGTCCAGTGCTTGTAGCAGAAGTAGGTATGTTGAGGCGCGGACTTACTTGGAAATTGGGCATCAATGGCACAGGGTCAACAGCCGACTATGGAAAAGAACTAATACCCAACCGTGCTAAAGAATTAGGATTAGATGTAAAACCATGGACTAACTCAGGATACAATATTATTATTGCTTGCCAACGTAGCGATAGTGAACAATGGGCCAATCAACCTCCTACTGTTGCTTGGCTTACCGAAACAGCTCGTAAAATTAGACAACACTCAGACAAACCTATTGTTATACGACCGCATCCTAGAGAACGCATTGCCAACATACCCGGGTGTGTAATTGAATCACCAAGACCTATACCGGGCACCTATGATAGTTTTGACTATAATCAGTGTTTAACTACTGCCTGGGCTGTAGTTAATCACAACTCAGGCCCTGGAACTCAGGCTATTCTAAACGGTGTACCTGCATTTGTTGGCGCATCAAGTTTGGCTGCATCTGTGGGCAATTTAGATTTAGCACAAATAGAAAATCCATGGCGCCCAGATAGAACACAATGGATAGAACAGTTAGCACATACCGAATGGACTATACCAGAAATTCAATCTGGATTACCATTACAACGTTTACTGAAGTCCGTAGTGAGTTAGACTTTTATCAAGCCAAGGCAAAATTATCTCTTGCTGACGTAGTTCTCCAAATCTTTTTACACACAATTCAGCTGATTCGGGTAGTAATTTTTTCTCCAACAACTCATACCAACTGGTTGTTTTGGGATTCATTGGGGGGTGAGCACTTTTATATACAACTGCATGCAACCATGATTCTGTGGGCATTTTTTTAAAAAATCCGCTGCCGCAATCCCATCCAGAGACTGATAACATATGAATCAAGTTAACTAATGTATAATGATAATAAACTCCGGGAGGTTGTGTAAATGCATGTTGTCTTTTAGAAAAATTTGTTGTTTGAGGCAATATCAGTGCTAACATTGCTCCATCGCTAGCAAGATGCCACCACTGACTCAGAGTCCCTATAGGATTAAGAGCATACTGAAATGCATCGTGACACCATAGCACATCAAACGAAGTATTTTTTTTTGGATATATTGTAGTTTCAAAATCTGTAGATTGATAAGTTATATTTGCGTATTTTTTTGCCACCGACAAATGAGGTAATAGATCTACACCAATACAATCAATGTTTAACGGAATCGGATTGTCATCTCTAGTTGTTCGAGTTGCCCACCATTCAAGATCTAACCCCAAACCACATCCTAAATCTACCACAGTGTTGATGCTGGCCATAAAATCATCGTACTCATACAACATGTTTAAAGTTTGCAAACTATGAGCGTGACTTTCTTCTGCGTTTCTAAATGTCATACGGTAATATCTTCCATGCCAGCTGTGCGTAATCTTACAATGTGACCCATTTGCCATTGCTTGGCATCAAGTCCTTTAAGTATGCCTAGCCATTTATTGCGTAACAATGCAACTTCATTAATTATGGTTTCAAAGTCAATGACTTCGTCTTCTCCATCAACATACTTTTCAGCATCACGGCTAGTCAATGCTCTAGCATAAGCTTCTAGATACTTTTGAAAATGCTTGCGGCGAATCTTGCGCAACTGAATATTAAGAAAATTAAGCACGGCTTCGATTTCTTGAAGCTGATTAAACCTGTGCTCAGTGATGCCCGGTAAAGCAGAGATATTTTTTTCTACTAATCCACCAATGCGACAATCTCGTTTAGCTTCTTCTAGTTCTCGCTCGTAATACTGAATAAAATCTGGTATATTACCAAGACTGCTAACAACTTTACTATACCACATGATTAACTCCAGCCCAGGTTAAAAACTCTTGAGGGAAAATGTTCAATGACAGATCTGGTCTACGTCTAGTAAAATCTTTTAAAAATTCACCGATGTTTTGACGTTGTAAGTCGCTGGGCTCTGGTGCCAATGCTTGCACAAACTCTTGTTGTAGATCATCTGACAGTTCTGAAATTTTATCAAGCATCTTAGTTTTAGTAGTTGGATCTAACACATAAGGGGACATCATAGATGGAGTATAGCACTGGCCTACTACTAATTTATGTTCTTGATTATACCGTTTGTAAAAATTAATAAAATCTAAAATAGTTAAGTTACTAATTACTACGCTAAACACTATTTCAATTCCATGATCTTTTATAATTTGTATTTTTTTTAAAAAATCAGTCCATGTGTTCCCATAACGATTGAATTCATAAAACTTTTCAGTGGTCTCTGCACTAACCCAAATGCGTAAGTTTGGTTTGTTTTTGAGTTTTTGAATCATTGTTTCAAATCTTGATATGCTGACCCCTAATCCTGAATATAGATTAATAATAGCGTCCTTGGGTAACTCAAGTTCCTCTAGTAAGTCGATTAGTCCATTGTCTAAAAAAGGTTCTCCTCCGGTAATGTCCAATCTTTTCAATGTTGGTGATGCTAATCTTATTTCGTTCATTAGCATTTGATAATGTGTAGTTGCTTTTATCTCAGGCTGACTAACATTTAACAATATTCGATCTTTACTAGATAACTTGTATCTCGCATCGCCATTGGTAATGGCATAGTCGCCGTGTTTGGCAATATCTCTTTTCCAACTACTACTATATTCTTTACAACAATAAGAGCAGGTTAGATTGCAGTTGTCACCCACAGTGATATCAAGAATTTCTGGACGATTTATCAAATTGGTATGAGTACGCAACAACGAACCGTCGGACTGCTGAAGATACCTAGGACTTGGTGCCCCAATATCTTCAGCTGACCAACAGTTTATATCACAACTAGAATCTCGTTGATTGTCCAGCATCATCTGACGTTCTTCTATCAACAACGGAGTATTAAATGATTGACCTGGATTATCTGCCAACCATTTAAAATCTATATTGTGTAATCTTGCAGCATGACAAACACAGGTTGTTTTACTTGCGAGATCGATTTTTTGAAATCTAAACTTTAAAGAACAATAATAGTCCTTAATAGTCGTCGTCATTATCTTCCTCGTCCCACTCGTCTTCGTCATCTTCGTCATCTTCGTCGTCGATGTGGTCATCAAGGTATTGCTTTAATGCTTGTTTAACTTCACTATCGCTTTTAAAAGCAATCTTGATTTCTTCAGCACTAACGTCGTTGTCAATTAATACACCAACTAATGCTTCGGCTGCTTCTGCACGATCCATACCGTTAACATAACGTTTGATTTCTTGCCAAACTTCGTTCGCTAAATTTACTGCCATATTATGCTTCTCCTTCTGCGGCTTCTTCTGGAGTACTTACCTCTGATTTTTGATTTCCAAAATCAGCAATTAGTTTGTCTAAACAACCATCCTCGTTGGCTTCCCACTTTTTACGGAATTGTTTGATAATCTCACCATCGCTGGTAACAAATACCAAACTATTGCCTTCTTTTTTAAGGATACCTTTTTTCTCAGCAAGATCAACCATGCCTGAATATGGACTCATTCCTGTTGTGTAAGGAATTTTAACCTGTACACCTTCAAAAGGTTTGGCATAACGTGTTTTCATAATCTTACATGCGGCTCTAATACCGTTGACGTCACTTACTTTGTTGCCATCCTCATCTTCTTTGAGCTTGAGCTTTTTCATAGCAACAACAATACTTGAAGCATAGATAAAGCCTTGTCCGCCGGAGATCTTGTCATCTGGATCAAACATATCCTGTGAAGCATAGGTGTGATTGGTCACTACCATGCCTACATTGTAGCTACCAAACATGTTGACACAGTTACGAACAAGTGCTGTCAATGCTTTGGGTTTACGACCCAAGTCACCTTTCATTTCACCTGCTTCAAACTGATTTACGTCAGTTGGAGTCAACAACATACCTAAAGAATCAATCACAAATAGAACCTTTGGACGCTCGCCGTCGGGTAATGTTTTATAATCACTCATAAATGTTGAAATTGTTTTTGCCACATCATCAATCATAGCCATTGACAATTTAAGCAATTTGCTTTCACTAGTGTCGACTCCTAATGCTTTCAACCAATCTTCATCTAACGCATTTTCACTATCAATCAACACAACAAAGATACCTTGTTCTTGAGCGTTTTTAACAATGTTGCCAGAACAGATATAACTTTTACCCGCACCCGAGTCACCAGCAAACACTGTTACTTTGCCCAAAGGAATACCACGATTAAAGTCCCCTGAGATCAGATAGTTCAAGGCAAAGTTGCCTGTTGAGATCCAGTCTGTTGGATCATTAAAACCAATTGAAAGACCATCAATTGATTTTGTAATTTCTTTACGGAATTTACTTACATCAAATGGCTTAGCCATATGTCACCTCTAATTTAAAATAAGAATAGGGGAG